TTACCAAATAATTTGGTTATTAATTCTTTTACAACACAGAGAGGTAGGTCACACTGAGGGTATGTTAAAAAAAGGTTTTTAGCTTGGAGTCTGAAATCTGCCATGTTTTGCGAAAAGTCAAGGTTGTTTCTGAAAGAAAAATAAAATATTATTTTATTACTTTTCGTGATCTACGTGGCACCACAGATCTCTTACACGTGTCAAGCGGAGCGGGTAGCGGAGCAAATATACTCCGGGTTTTAGCACTGACGTCATCAAGGTTTTATGTTGGGCTTCTAATTTCGTAAATATAGAAGTGCTGGCTCAGGCGTATTAATATTACTACGCTGAGCCCTGCATTGTAGCATAAATTTTAATTTTTGTTACAACCGCCCCGCCGACGCATATGCCCAAACATCGTCTATCTGATAAAGATTTAAGACGTGTATTAGATACTATTAATCCTGCCTTATCTATGTCTAAACGTAGATTTACTAATCAACAAATGTCTTTTAGGACTACTTTAGCTAATCCTGCTAGACGAAGATCTTTTAGAGGTCGTCGTCAACGAAGACTTCCGCCTTTATCAAGAGGTGGTGGACGTCGAGTCTTTCTTAATCCACGATCTGGTGGATTTATGGGAATTGAAAATAAATATCTGGATGCTTTTCAAAATTCCTCTACAGTAGATGCTACTACAGCTGCAGAAGGTGGTGAACACCAACCTGGAGGTGGTGTTACTGGATGTTTATCCGCACCTGCCCAAGGTGATGGTCCTCAAAATCGTGATGGTCGTAAGATAATGATAAATGCTATATTTATGACTTGCGCTGTTAAGTTTTCACAACCTAAAGATCAAGCTGATATATTAGATCCTCCTGCTATTTATATGGCACTTGTGTTAGATACTCAAACTAATGCAGCTACTATTGTTTCTGAAAATGTGTTTACAAATCCTTCTGGTGTTACTCATCTTAATTCAAAACCTCTTCGTAATATGGAGAACACTACTCGTTATCGTATTCTCGATCAAATTACTCTTAATGCATCACCAGTTTATGCTGTAAATGATCAATCTGGAGATTATTCTGGTGTTGTAACGTCAACTTCATCTCAAGGTACTAAGATTATGCCTTTTACTCTTTCATGGAGAGGAGCTATTCCTGTTACTTTTAATAGTGGAACAACTGCTGATGTAGCAAATGTTGTCGATAATTCTATTCATCTTATTGGTTATGCAACTACTTCTGATTTTACTCCTAATGTTGCTTATATTTCTAGAGTTCGTTTTAGAGGTTAATAAATTTATTCAATTCTTATTGATTCTGTCATTTTCCATGGAACATATTCATCTTCTTCTAAGTCACTCATAAGAGGAGCTGTATCTTCATCTGAGCTGTCATGTTCAAAGTTAAGTTCAATATTCATTCCTGATGGAATTTTTACTTGTAAGAAGCGGCCTTCTAGAGCATCAATTACCACGCTGTCTACTTTGTGGTAGATTCCAGCTATATCATTGTTTGCACAAACAATGAGTGGTAAATTTTTCTTTTTCGTAATAGGTCTGAGCCCCCGGCGAATGATAGGCATATGTCGTCCTTCTGCAAAGGAGTTAAGCCATTGGACAGTAACGTGTCCACCAAATTCGTCCAAATAAGCAAAGTCATAGCAATCGTCGTATCCGTCAAACCATCCTTTGTCATTCGGAATCTCGTATCCATGAAAATACTTCAAGAGCTCCCAAAGTAACCAGCTTTTCCCAGAATTCGTCGCTCCCACTATCCATAATTGCTTCTGCTTGTGTAATCGAATCTGATTCATGTTCGTGTTCAACCAACTCGCAATCAATACAATCCAATTCTCCGTAGCACCACCAGTCGTCACTGAGTTCCAAGGTAGTAAGGGTGTCTTCAAAAGAACAATCCCCTCCAACCAATTCTTGTAGTTCTGGAACTTTTTCAAGTTGGAGAGGACTAGACCCGGGTCCGTTTCATTAATTTCCCAAATTGATTCACCTTCTATCATTCTACTAGCTGCTACAGCCATTTTAGTGCTAGTTTTTCTCTGAGCTGCTTTCAGTAATAATTTAGCATCACAATTTATACCATCATAATTACCATCTTTACAAACGTATTTAATACAGTTATAAACACTACGAGCTGGTTGATAATTACCATGATAAGTTTTCTCTTCTTCATTTTGTTTAACATGTAAATCTAATTTATGTGAGTTCACAATATTCCAAGGTGTTTTTAAGCAAATAAATGCGTGAATATGTTCACCTTCTTCAGTATGAAGTTCTTTAGCTATAATTCCGTATTCTAATCGGTTACCAAATAATTTGGTTATTAATTCTTTTACAACACAGAGAGGTAGGTCACACTGAGGGTATGTTAAAAAAAGGTTTTTAGCTTGG